TATATCAATCATTGGAAGTTCCTGAAGAGAAGTTATCTAGGTGGCAGTGAATACAAAAGAGGACTATATCTAAAAAGATACGCCTACGAAAATGAAGGCGAATACCTTACAAGATTGGCACACGCCGCAGAAGACAATCATTGCAGATCAGTAATACACACATATTCAAGTTTCCTTTACAGGCAAAGTCCAAAGAGAGATTTTGGTTGGTTAGAAGGATCGCCAGAGATCCAGCAGTTCCTAGAAGATGCAGATATGGAAGGCAGAACATTTGAAAACTTTATGAGAGATGTAAATGTTCAATCTAGCATCTATGGACATTGTGTGGTGTTAATGGATAGACCTGAAACACAGGTTGGCACAAGAGCGGCAGAACTAGAACAAGGTATCCGTCCATATGGAGTCATCTACACACCAGAGAATATTTTAAATTGGAAGTTCGTGAGAAAAGAAAACGGACACTATGAGATAGAAGAATTAGTTTTATTAGAACAAGATGAAAGACCATACCAAAGGCAAGGTGAATTCTTTCTAAGAAAATGGACACCAGACACAATAACCTTGATGTCATATGATGGTAATCAAAAAGATCCATTCACAATGATTGAAGAGAAGCCAAACACATTGGGCAAGGTTCCTGCTGTTTGGGTGTATGCCAACAGAGGGCCAATTAGAGGCATAGGTGTTTCAGACATAGATTCAATAGCACAATCACAAAGATTCCTAATGGAATGTAATTCAGAAGCAGAACAACTAATATCACTTACCAATCACCCTTCACTTGTTAAAACAAACGGCGTCCAAGCGGCGGCGGGTGCAGGTGCAATCATTACAATGCCCGATGAACTTGATCCTGCATTGAAACCTTATCTATTACAACCGTCAGGTGGTAATCTTGAAGCCATATTAAAAACTATGGACTCAACGGTGAAAGCAATAGACAGGATGGCACACCTAGGAGCCATAAGAGCGGTGGAAACAAGACAGATGTCAGGCGTGGCAATGCAATCAGAATTCCTAATGTTGGATGCCAAACTCTGTGAGAAGGCAAAGAATTTGGAACTTGCTGAAGAACAAATATTTAGATTGTTCAGTTTATGGCAAGGACAGGCGTGGGACGGTTCAATAAAATATCCAATGGCGTTCCATATAAGAGACAAGAACTTGGATATAGACATACTTAAAAAGGCCGCTGAAACACAAAGAGATTCAGCAACAGCAACTCCAAATGTCAAAGCAATTATAGATCAGAAACTTATTGAGATACTAGCCAGAGACGAAGAAGAAATGGAAGAGATGCAGAACCAGTTGGCAGACAATGGTGAAGCACATCCACCAATGGAAAATCCAGCAGATATGGTCCAGCATATGAGAGATATGATTGAAAATGACAAACTTACAAATGAACAGATATTGGAACTACATCCAGAGATAGCCAATTTCTTTACAAACACAGGAGCGGCAAATGGTCAAACAGAGACGAGTCCCCAAGGACAAGAAAACGGGACTACCTAAAAAATATCTATCAGGTGTCAAAGGATCAGCCAGGCAAGAACTTGCCAGCGTGGTCAATCGTATCAGCAGATTATACAAACAAGGCAAACGGATACCACAATCATTGATCGACAGGAGGGTTAGACTTGGCAAAAAGTAAACCAATAACAGGTGCAACTAGAAAAACTTTACAAAACAAGGCCAGCAAATCTAGGTTCACATATTCAACACTAGCAAAAGTGTATAGACGTGGACAAGGTGCATTCCTTGGAGCAGGGTCAAGACCAGGCATTGGAATGAATCAATGGGCAATGGGCCGTGTCAATAGTTTTCTTAGAGGATCGAGAAAGCACGATCTTGATCTAAGAAGAAAGAGAAAGTAATGGCTGAATACCAAGGCAGAAAAGTTACACTCAACAAACCTTTTCGGACTCCTGGCAAGAGCAAAAAGTTCGCAGTCTATGTCAGGAACCAAAGAACAAAAAGAGTGCAGATAGTGAGGTATGGTGATCCAACGATGAGGATAAAGAAGAACATTCCAGCAAGGCAAAAAAGTTTCCTTGCAAGGATGGGAGCGATACTAGACAAAGTCAAAGGACAAAAGAATCTGTCGCCTGCGTTTTGGAGTATGCGATCGTGGAGGTAATTGTGTTTTGGTTATGGCTAGGATTCAGTGTATACCTTGTATATGAATTACATCAATGGATAGAGAGAAACTTTTAATGGAGATAGACGATAGTGGCAGGCATAAAGGCAAGGAAAGGACAACCAGTTCATCACAGCAAGTTCTACATCCGAGGACAGGAATGGAAACCTTGCAAGGTGATAACACCAAAGAGGTTCTCGAAAGGACACAAAACATTTATGGCGGCACAATCCGTATCTACAGGAGAGATTTACAAGAACAGCCACGGACACATAGCACCTTGGCATTCGATTCCATTCACAAGCATAGAACCAAAAAATGATTAGAAGAATTTATAGACAACCAGAGGAGACAGCAAGGCATTTACAACTTAAAAAGATATGTCTTGACTATTTCACTCATTATGAGAAATTGATGAAGCATCCAAGTTTTACAAACGCCACCCGAGCAAGGAAGGCGTGCATCAGGATGAAACAAGTGGCACACGCAAGAGGTCTCGAATTATTGGACCTGTATGCCCCATCAAGAAATGAAGGTAGGCCAGAAATCTATCCTACCAAACATAGACAAAAGGAGAAAGCAAATGCACAGAGGAAAGAAGCATAATAAAAAAGGCTCAAAGTCTGGTAGAAGATCTCCTATGGGTTCTCGTAAGAAAAGTGGCCGTAGGAAGTAAAGAAGACATTGAGAAGTGGATTGGACAGGTTGTTGCTAAAAAGCATAAGGCGAGTGGAGCGGCAATCTGTCCGTTTGCAAAAAAAACTCTTGAAGATAGAAAGATACAGATCGCAGTGGCAAAGAAAGATGTGTTATCTCAAATCAATCATTGTTGTAGCCTTTTTAATATTTTCCATTTGGACATTGTCATCCTTTATTTCGATAACAAAATAACAGAACGTAAATTATCTAACATCTGCAAAAAAGCACATAACCAAAATCCATTGTTTGCCATAATGTATGACCATCCTGCCAATAACGGACTACATAAAGGTGTATCATTCAGTTATGGCAAAGCGCCTCTGATAATGATACAGGGAATGGCAAAACTGAAACAAGCACAACAAAAACTAAAGAAGTCTGGATACTACGACAAGTGGGACATAGACTCGTTTGATCAGTTTTACTAATAAATAAAAACATAGTGGTAATCCTGCCACGCATAACAATAGGAGGACTACGATGAGTCAAGAACAAACATCGACAGACGCTCAACCAGCCACTGGGGTTGCTGAGCCAGTCTCTAACACGATCCAGGACACAGCGGACAATCAACCCGCGAAAGTTTATACACAGGCAGAACTTGATGCTGTGGCGGCTGAAGTAAGAAGAAAAGCAGAAGCCAAATACACAAAAAAGTATGAAGGTATAGACGTTGAGAAATACCAGACATTCTTGGCAAAGGAAGAAGAGCAAAAGATTTCACAAGCCAAGGAGAAGTCAGAGTTTGAAAAATTGTTGAAAGAGAACGCCGAGAAGTTTCAAGGCAAAATCAACAATTTGACTTCAGAACTGACAAAGGTCAAAGTTGACAATGCTTTGATTGATGCGGCTACAAAGAACAGGGCCATATCCCCTAATCAAGTAGCAACATTGGTCCGAAACAATGTTAAGATGACCGAGGCAGGAGAAGTTGAAGTCGTTGATCCAAAATCGGGTCAACAAAGATACACTGACGCTGGTGATCCACTTGACATAAATGGGTTGGTTTCAGAATTCCTAAACTCCAATCCACACTTTGTTCAAGCAGGACAACCAGGCGGTGGTTCAAAATCAAACACTGGCACAATAGGTGTTTCCAAAGTTGATGTTAAGAATCTGGATATGAACAATCCAGAACATAGAAAACAATATGCTGAATGGCGTAAGACCCAAGCAGGATATTAAACATTAACAAAAGGAGATTAGCAAAATGGCTAATGAATCAACTACTACGTCGTTGAATGATCTAATTGCACCCATCGTCCAAGAGGCGATGTTTGTAGCATCAGAAACGGCGATAATGCCAGGACTTGTGAAAAACTTCACGGTTCCAGCAAACGCAGGTAAGGTATTACAAGTGCCTATCTACGGAACACAAACAATCGCATCAGATGTTGGTGAGAACTCAAACTTAACAAACACTGAGGTCTCAACTTCAAAAGCAGACATCACTTTAACTGAAGCAGGTATTATGACTACATTAACTGATATGGCTAGAAACCATTCAGTGTCAAATGTTGTTGCTGACCTAGGTAAGTTATTTGGTGAAGCGATTGCAAAAAGACACGACAGAGCATTAACTGGTCTGTTCTCATCTTTCTCATCATCAATTGGTGCGGCTCAAGATGAAATCGAAGTCAAGGACTTATTTGAAGCATATGCAACACTTAAAGCAAATGCCGTTCCTGGTCCATACTTTGGTGTGTTCAATCCAAAAGCGATCTACAATGTGAAGAAAACTTTAACTAACACATTCGTAAATCCAAATCCAGCAAATGTTGTTAACCAAGCGATGACTGAAGGTTTCATCGGTAGAATCGCAGGTATCGACATTTTTGAAAGTTCAAATGTTGTTGAAGATTCAGCGACTTCAGCCGTAAACGCAGTATTCGCCAGAGATGCGTTAGGTGTAGCGGTTGCACAAAACATCAACATTGAAACACAAAGAGACGCTTCATTAAGAGCAGA